TGCTGAAATCTATTTAATGAGCCATCTATTCTTGCTCTAGCAGCTGTGGTCCTTGTTGCCATTTCCGCATAAGTTTTGAGATTCCAGCTTCTACCTGATTTATCGACAAATCCGCTAACTCCTCTGTTAGCAAACTCGTTCAGTACTCTCTGTGCACCCTCAACTCTTGTTCCGCTGCCAGTTAGGACAGTGTTAACTCCTCTGCTGACAGCTTGTCTATACACATCATCAGCCTGTCTTATCATTCGTAAGTGTGTACCCTGCAAATTACCTTTGAGCGCTTTAGTATAATTAGCAACTGTGGCTTCATCAATCTTACCAAAATCAGTTGTTATTTCATTAATATTATATACTTTTCGCAAATCAGCAATAGCATCTTTTGAACCTTGATTATATAATTCCTGTATAATAGGCTGTAATTCTTTTTCTGTGTAATTGTCCAGTTTAGCTTTAATCTGCTTTTCAATACCACTTCTCAAAGTTTGTAGTTCTCTTAACTTTCTTAATTCCCATTGTTCAATGGTAAGTGATTTGTCTTTTTTGAGCCTATTGGCTATCCTCTGGATAATATCTCTTTCAGCTTGAGAATAAACTCGCCCAACTTCTAATGTTAAATCATCAATTTTAGCCATTTAATCACCAACTACTATATCATCAATGTTAAAACATCTTCCAAACCACATATTCCAAACTGTGAAATGTTTGTTACCTTTTCCATCCCGATAAGTTGTTCTATAAGTTAAAGGAAGTAATTGTTTTAGCCAATATATCATCTAATCACCCCTTTCTACACCAAATCGTCTGGTTCATTGACTATCATTCCATTTTCCTGCATAATTTTATTTACTTCATTTTCTACTTGCTTTTCATTCCATTGTGGATTTAACTTCCTAACAACCGTATCAATACTCATAGCTTTAGCCTGTGTTAATTTATTAATTGCATCAGCCTGCTGCATCGGGTCGGTCTGCACACTATCTTGAATATTAACCTGTACTTTGTAATCACCGTTGTTGTTGCCAAACACATAATTATCAACTTGAAGCATCCAATAAAACATATCCTCTAATGCAGACGTCCAATACTTAGCTTTTTTAGCTGAAGTCTTAAATGATTTACTCTGCTGCTGCTTAATTTCAGTAGCTGTTGCATTGCTGGTCGAATCTCCTAATCCAAAACTTGCGGGAGAATAACCAGCTCCACTATACGCTTGTTTCAGCAATTCCATAGCTGTATCATAGTGCTGTTCTGCTCTAATATCGAATTGCACTGCAGTAACATCACCTTGTTCAGCGGCATCTGCTATCCCACCAACTTTTACAAAAACTTCTTTGTCAATATCGTGATATAAATTACCATCACTATCACTTTCTAACATATACTCTGGCACAATAATTCTTCCTCTTGCTATACGTAAATCTCTCACCCAATTAGTATATGTTTCATCAATAGCATCCATTAATCCAACTATGCCTTGTAAATCACTCTCACCTAAAGGAGAACCACGCCACAGTCTATTAGGACGCTTATTAGGTACATACCAAGCAAGTATGCTGTCTAAACCATGCTCAATAACTTCTTCCATTCCTGCTGTACTCTCGTGACTCTCAAGTGATACCTTTTTCCCTAGCTTATTAGTTGTACCTTTATATAACTCATTGAATATAATGCCTTTTCTGCGTGTTTCAACTAAGCGATAATATAGATTAGTATCGGGCCGATCAACAACTTTGAAGAATTTAACTTCTTGCAGAAATCCCCACTTAAATGTCCACATTGCATTATCAGGCTGTACCATTATTGGAATAGGAAACTCTTTTACATCATCATCCCAATCTAACTTGACAAATACTCCTCCAATTGCTGAAGAAGTTTCAGCTCCTTCCAGTAATCTGCTGTACACATCGCCTTCTTCAATGATAGTGTCAAGTCTATCTTGAGCATCAACTACACCGCTTTCTGCTGTTTCCTTGTGTGCCTCTGGTATCTTAACATCCGGCATTTCAGAAAATAAGAAGTCAGCTGAAGTAGAGGCAATATCACCTGCTATTGGAACGTGTAACATTGTTGCTCTATCGTTATGAATATCCTTCTCCCAAAACATTCCTTGCTTTTCTAAATTGTAATCATTGACAGTTTTCATCTCATAACTTTTTACGCCTAAGTAATAATCTAATAATTCTTCACTGCTTCCAGAGTACCACGCAGCATACTCCTGCATTTTATCGTGATATTTATTATATTTATCATCTATCCAATTTGCCATTTAATCACCACCTTTCAAAACTCTTTTTCTAATTCTTGGTATTCCATTAATTAGATATCTCAATGCGTCTAATCCGTGGTCATGTTCCTTAATAGGTTTATCCTCCCCAACCTCTTGTTTGCGACTATCCCAACTATATGAATTAAATTCTTGTATTAAATCCTCTAAATTTGGATTAACCATTATTTTATTATTAGCAATTAAACTACTAACTCTGCGTATTCCATCCAAGACCTCGTTTTTAGCTTTAACAACTCTTTTAAATTGTGGAAACTGCTTTCTGTGTTGATATAACTCTACTATAAATGATTTAGCTGATGGATCAATAAAAGTCCAATGTGGTGTAATGTTATATTTCAATATAAATTCTTGTAACTTTTCTCTCAACTGCACATCTGTTTTTGCTGAGCCACTACTAGCTTCACCCCACCTATATTCGTGCATAATATATAATTTATTATCATAGCCTAATCCAATATGTTGAAACACAGTATCATTTGTAATTCCATAATCGCATGATATCCATTCTTGTTTAATTTTTGGCAACTTTTCATAAAAATTATTATCATCAAAATCTGGATAAACCAAACCTTCTGCTAATACCCATTTTCCTAATATATACCGTTGATACCAAACACCTGTATATTCTAGTTTGAGCTGCTTAACAAATTCATCTGATAAGAAAGGATTGTCATCTATTGTAAAGTGTTGATGGTATACATCTAATTTTTCATTATCTATTATATCTTGTTTTAACCAATGATATGGTCCTTCTGGGTTGCAAGTACCATCAAATTTAGAATTTTTCTTATCTAATCTAGATTTAAGCATATTAAAAAATTCTTCAGGCCACGTTGTTATCTCATCTCCATAAACATATTGGAATCCTGTACCTTGTAATTTTTTAGTTGCTCTTGCGTCATTAGCCCCAATACAATAAAACTTTTTTCCAAATATAGTGGCTTCTCTTTTTCTACCCTCGATTTCGCTAACATATTTTTCACCGACTATATCTCTTAACGGATCAAGTATATTTCTCATTATGGTAGTTTCAGTCTTACCTATTATAGCCCGCCTACCTTGAGGAAGATATTTTAATCTGCGTGGTATATTTAACAAGCTAGCATAAGATTTACCAGCACGAACGGCTCCAGTTAATAAATTCCATCTTGCATTACCATTTTTGATGTAATCAATTTGTTTTTTAGATAATTTAGCCACCATCTATCACATCAGCGTTTTCAACACCATTTACAAACATTTCTAATTTATCTTCTTGATTTACAATTAATTTTTTATCGGCTGTTTCAAGTATTTCATTAACTTCCCATTGTTCTTTTCTGCAATTTCTTAATATCTCACTAAAAATTTTAAATTGTTTCAGCCTATCAAAGTTTTTTTCATTCATCAAAGCATTATAAGCGCCACGCCTTGTATTATTTATTAGTTTTTCATATTCCAATCTTAATTTAGCTTCTTTGTCAGCTTCTTCTTCCCTTACTTTTTTAGCAGCTGCTTTTTGTACGGTTTCTGTACTTTTTCCTTTTTCCCAATTATTATTTCTGGCCTTTCTAGCACCATAACTTTGATTAAACCCATATTCTTGAGCCAGCTGCTTCATAGAATATTTACCAGTTTCATATTTAGCTTTTATTTCTTCCCAATTATACTGGCTCATTAATTATCACCTACTCTATATATTCATTTGCGTAATGTCCCCATTCGCATATTTTACTATAATCAATTTTATATAAATTTAATTTTTCTGCTATCACTTTATAGCTTAAATCTTTTTTTAATTCTATTTCTTTACCATCTATATTAGCGACTGACATTACTGGTTGTTCAACGCCAATCGCATAAGCCAACTTAACTATAACTTCATTAGTATTATTCTCTTTCAATAATTCAACAGCTAAATGTCTTGCTATATAAGCACCACTTCTATCCACTTTACTTGGGTCTTTTCCACTAAAAGCACCTCCACCTACTGGTATACGAGGACCATAATTATCAACAATTATTTTTCTACCTGTTAAACCAGCATCAGCATCTAATCCCCCATTGTACCAGTCGCCAGCTGGATTAGCATAAATTTTAGATCCATTGTAGTATTTCCACTTTTTTATTTTATCTTTCAAATTGGAGGTTTTAACTCCTAAAAAACTAGCAACTATATTGTCAATTTCATTGTTTTTATTAACTGTTATCTGAGTTTTACCATCAACTGGCCACTCATTGTATAAAAACTTTGCTAAATCTCTAGCTAAAAAATATTCATGCGGCAAATATTGTTTGTTATCATTACAAGCATACCCAATCATTATTCCTTGATCACCAGCGCCACCACTATCAACACCATGTTTAATAAAATTTGATTGCTTAACTATATTTGTTTTTATTTTGTAATTTTTACCCACTATATTTTTTGCAATTTCTTTTACATTAATTTTTGCATTGCTAGTTAACTCACCTGTGATATATATTTCTTTATGCCCTCCCATTGTTTCAATCGCAACTCTTGAATTTTTATCTTGCTTCAAACATTCGTTTAATATAGTATCTGAAATTTTATCGCATATTTTATCTGGGTGTTTCGGTGTTACGAATTCTGCTGTTTTCACTCTTTCACCTCATACTTCCTATAATTTACTTCCTGCCCATTAACCTTTATATTAACTTCTTCATTGTTCTTTTGTTTGTAATTAATATATCGTCTTATAATTACATCACAGTAAATTGGGTCAAACTCTATCATGTTTGATTTTCTACCCAATTCTTCACAAGCAATCATGGTGCTTCCACTACCTGCAAATGGGTCTAGTATTAATTCACCGATTAAACTTGAATTTTTAATGGCTCTTCCAACTAATTTAACAGGTTTCATTGTTGGGTGTTCTCCATTTTTGGATGGTTTATTAAAAAACCAAGTTGTTTGTATGCTATCATCGTTATTGTTTATTATTTTATAATCATTTACTTCAAGAACAACTTCTGAAAAATTAGTATCTAACGTTAGTTGATACTTGTTATTTTTTTCTAGAATTTTAATTCCTGTTTCTGGTTCAATCACTGTAGTTTGTTTTCTGTCGTTATTCCAAGTGTGTGCAGCACCCGGCTTCCAACCGTAAAGAATTGGTTCATGTCTCCAATGATAATCTTGCCTTCCTAAAACTAAACTGCTTTTTATCCATATTAAAGTTTGTTTCATTAACCAACCTGCATCTTCAAATGCTTTTCTAAAATTTAAACCTTCAGAATCGGCATGGCATATATAAATCGCCCCTCCATCTTTTGTCACTTTAAAAGAATTTTTATAAAATTTCAGTAAAAAATTATAAAATTTTTCGTTATTCATATTGTCGTTTTCTATTTTTAGCCCAGTCCCACCTTCGTAATCAACATTATATGGCGGGTCGGTAAAAACCATATCTGCTTCTTCATCCCCCATCAGTTTAACTAAATCTTTTTCTTTCGTACTATCTCCGCAAAGTAATTTGTGTTTTCCTAATTCTATTAAATCTCCTTTTTTTGTTATTTTTTTATCTAATATTTCGTTTTCTATTTCAAAATCGTCTTCTTCTAGCTCATTAATATTTTTGTCTTTGATTTCATTTAATTCGATTTCGCTGAACCCCGTAAACTCATCTTCTATCGCTTCAAACTCAACTTCAAGCATTTCCATATCCCACTCGGATTCCGCTACTTTGTTATCAGCTATTCTTAATGCTTTAGCTTCTGCGTCTGTTAGATCGTCACGCCTTATTACAGGTAGTTCCTTCAACCCTAGCTTTTGAGCAGCTTTATACCTTCCGTGACCTGCTATTATTTCGTTTTCACCGTCTATTACTATCGGTACTGTAAACCCATAATTTTTGATGCTGCTGCATAATTTATCAATTTGTTCTGGTGGATGTGTTTTAGGATTATTATGATATGGAAATATATCATCAATATTAACTTTTTCAACCTTATCAAATATCTTCATTCTATCCCTCCTATTATCGCATAGAAAAGGGCACCACATCTGTGGCATCCTAAGTAATATTATTTAACTTTCTTCTCAAAATTAATTATATTTTTAGATTTAACTATAAACTCTGAATTTTTTCCAGCAAATCTAGTTTTATCACCTTGATAATATTCCCTGCTCCATTCATCATAATATCCATCATCATTAATTTCAATAATGTTCGGTATTAAAGTTGTTTTAACTTCTTTACCTACATAATGGACTAATTCAACATCAAACTTTTCTTTTGGTTTATCATCTTTCAACTCGTCAACTTGATAATCTAACTCTGAAAAATCTCTTTCCAATCGGTTAATCCGATCATTAGTAGCCTCTAAAATATTATCAGCGTGAATATAAGTTAATACCATTCCAACAGTTAATAAAGCTATCATAACAAAAATTAATATTTCCATCTTATCCCTCCTATTTATTTATACAATTCTCCACTACATTTCTCGCAATAAACTCTCCCACTTCTATTATCTTTCCCGCAATCTCTACATATCATTGTACCATCTCCTTATATTAATTATTTATAATTTTTATCTTTATTCAGCCTAATGGCTTTAGCTATCTTTTCACCATTAATAGTTACTGAAATATTTAAATCTCTGTATTCTTGTTTTGCTTTGTATTTCCCAGCAAATTCAGCTATAATTTCAACTACATT